CGGGAACGCTTTCTAATCTGCCGGCTGGATTCAAACAACGTGGAGTTAGAGTTAGAGATGAAGCATCACCAATTCAACCAGGTGAGTTTAAAGATGTAGATGCGCCAGGTGGATCTTTAAGAGATGCCTTCTTTCCTTTACCTTATAAAGAACCTTCAGCTACTTTATTACAGTTGATGGGTATAGTTGTTCAAGCCGGACAAAGATTTGCTTCAATTGCTGATATGCAAGTGGGAGATGGAAATCAAGGAGCAGCAGTTGGAACTACAGTTGCACTTCTAGAAAGAGGTTCTCGTGTTATGTCTGCAATTCATAAAAGATGTTATGCAGCAATGAAGAATGAATTTAAATTATTAGCAAAAATAGTTTCACAATACCTACCGCCAGAATATCCTTATGATGTTGTTGGAGGTCCAAGAAATATTAAACAATCTGACTTCGATGATAGAATAGATGTTGTACCCGTTGCGGATCCTAATATATTTTCAATGTCACAGAGAATTACATTAGCACAAACACAATTACAAATCGCAACAAGTAATCCACAGATGCACAACATGTACCAAATTTATAGAAATATGTATAATGCAATTGGAGTTAAAGATGTAGATACAGTTCTACCACCACCGGCACCCAATGCACCAATTGATCCTAGTATGGAACATATAAATGCGTTAGGTTCAAAACCTTTTCAAGCATTTCCTGACCAAGATCACAGAGCCCATATCACTGCTCACTTAAATTTTATGTCGATTAACATGGTAAGAAACAATCCATTAGTTATGGCTTCGATTCAAAAAAATATATTAGAGCACATTAGTTTAATGGCACAAGAACAAGTTCAAATGGAGTTTAGAGAACAGATGATGCAACTTCAAGTGCTACAACAACAGGCAACAAACAATCCACAAGCAGCACAGATGTTAAAACAGATAAACAATACAATAGAATCAAGAAAAGCAGTGTTGATTGCAGAGATGACTGAAGAATTTATGAAAGAAGAAAACGAAATTACTTCTCAATTTGATTCAGATCCACTTTTAAAATTAAAATCAAGAGAAGTTGACCTAAGAGCAATGGAAAATGAACGAAAAAAAGAAGCTGACAAGACAAAAGAAGATCTTGATAGAGCAAAACTAATGCAATCAAGAGAATTAGCGGAAGATAAAATGGATCAAAACGAAGAATTAGCAGAATTACGTGCTAATACTACTTTAGCTAAATCTGGAATTAAAGAAATGTCTGGTCTTGACGGAAATTAATGATATGTTAAGTTAAAAAAAGGTAAAAACTATGATGAACTATAAAAAATGCAAAACAATGGCAGTTCCAAGTCAAAATGTTGAAGTAGATCCAAGATCTAAAACAACTGCTGACGGTTCTTTCAACTATATTCCTACTGGAGACAAGGAAAAAGTTAAAGGACAAAAAAGAATGCTAGCTGAAAAAAAAAGAACAGCTACTTGGTACTAACATGTGGTTATCGGCAATTAAATTAGCCATTTCTGCTGGTAGTAAAATTTATGCTAACAAGCAGAGAACGAAAATAGCTATGTCTGATGCACAATTAATGCACGCATCTAAAATGGCCGCTGGTGAAGAAGCTTACCAGGGAAAATTACTAGAATCTAGAGATTCAGATTGGAAAGACGAGGCGGTTTTGATAATTCTCTCAACGCCAATAGCAATCCTGGCATGGGCAGTCATAAGTGACGACCCAACCGCTATGGACAAGGTAAAATTGTTCTTTGATATGTTCTCACAGCTTCCTTCATGGTTCACAAATTTATGGATACTTGTCGTGGCGAGTATTTATGGTATAAAGGGTACACAAATATTTCGTAACGGAGGAAAAAAATAATGTCATCATATTTTAATATAGGTAAAAAATTAGTTTCAGGTATAGGTTCAGCTATTAATAAAACTAAAACAAACGTACCTACAACAGAATTACAAAAAAAAACAAGAGATCTAAATCTTGCTATACAAAAAAATAAAGCTTCAAAAGCAAAATTAAATCAAACTGTTTTTGAAATGAAAAATAATAAAGATCTTACTTTTAAAAAAAATAATAAAAAATCAGAATCAAACACAGAAGCGTATAAAAGAATACAAAAAGAAAATACTAAAACAATAAAAAGTATGCTTGATCAAGTTACTGAAAAAAAAGCTAATGGTGGAAGAGTTGGTAGAAAATTTGGTTCACCTAAATCTGGTGAAAAAGTTTCAAGCAAATTAAAAGGTTTTGCAAAACTACCTGAAAAAGTTCAAGAAAAAATAAATAAAAAACTAGCAAAGAAGGTATAATGTCAAATAAATATCACATAACTAAAGAAGGCAAAAAAGCTAAAAAAGGTCTTTGGTATAATATAGCTATGAAAAAAAAACGTGGCGAGAAAATGAGAAAAAAAGGTGACAAAGGTGCACCGACAGCGGCCGCTATTAAAAAATCACAGGCGTAATGTTCAGAAAACAATTTGCATCCGGAAGTAAGTCCCCCGCATGGACTAGAAAAGAAGGCAAATCTGAATCAGGTGGATTAAATCAAAAAGGTGTTGACTCTTATAAAAAAGCTAATCCAGGTTCTAAATTAAAAACAGCAGTAACTACTAAACCCTCTAAACTAAAATCAGGATCCAAAGCAGCAAAACGTAGAAAGAGCTTCTGCGCGCGTATGAAAGGGATGCGTAAGAGACAAAAGGCTAGTAATAATACTGGAGATGATAGATTATCTAAATCACTTAGAAAGTGGAATTGCTAATGATTAAAAATTTTAAAGACATAGTTATATTATTAATAACAAGTGGTGTTTTAATTTTATTAGGTATCATTATTATTGGAGACTATTGGGTAGCTGTTAAAGAAGATAGACCTATAGATGACAGCATAATAGTACTTATGAAAATGTCAGTTACAGGATTGATTGGAGTTATTGGTGGTTATATTGGTGGTAGTAAATGAGAGACTCAAAAACAATAGAATCTTTTCTTCAAAAAAAAGAAAAAGAAAGTAAACAACGATCTTTATTTAAAGATTTGAAAAAAGAAGTAGAAACTGGGGCTAATGGGACTCAGAAATATGTTATTAAGAAAGGCGAAAATAAAGGAAAGGTAGCGGATATAAATGCAATTAGAAACAGTAATAAATAAAACATTAAGATTTATAGATTCAAGAGTAGACTCTTTGTCCATGTCAGTCACATCTGGAGGGGTTGACAGTATGGAGAATTACAAGTATATAATAGGACAAATCAATGCACTGGAATCAGTGCGTCAGGAAATCTCTAACCTGCTAAACGATAAGGAGCAAAATGAAGGAACAATCATCGATACTAACACCAAACAATGATCTAATTGGTGTAAAAAAATCAGAGAAAAAAGAAACAAAGGCGGAACCTAAAGTACCTCAACCTACAGGTTGGAGAATGTTAGTTTTACCTTTTAAAATGAAAGACAAAACCAAAGGCGGAGTCTTACTTGCGGAAGATACACTTGAAAGACAACAAGTGGCATCTCAAGTTGGATTAGTTATGGCTATGGGTCCACAATGTTATAAGGATAAAGAACGATATCCCGAGGGTCCGTGGTGCAAGGTTAAAGATTGGGTTATGTTTGCACGTTATGCAGGCAGCCGAATTAAAATAGACGGCGGAGAAATGCGTTTATTAAACGACGACGAAATACTAGCAACAATTGATAGTCCAGAGGACATCTTGCATGAGTTTTAATCATAGAAAGGAGTAACTATGCCAGACACAGAAGAAAACAAAACAGTACCTATTGATACATCAGGACCTGATACGGAAATAGATATTGAAGAAAAAAAACAGGATACCGTTATTGAAGCGGAAGCCGAAAATCAAGAAACAGAAATCACGGAACAAGAAGAAGTAAAAGAAAAAACTCAAGATGAGAATCTTGAAGACTACAGTAAGGGGGTACAATCTCGTATTGCGAAACTGACTCGTAAAATGAGAGAAGCAGAAAGAAGAGAACAAGCTGCTATTGATTACGCCAAAGGTGTAGAAGAAAAAAGAAGAATACTTGAGCAAAAGTTTGAAAAAACTGATGCTGATTATGTTAAGAAATTTGAGACTAGTATTAGTTCAGGTTTAGATTCTGCACAAAAAGAATTAGCTGCAGCAATTGAATCTGGAGATGCTGCGGCTCAAGTCGAAGCAAATAAAAAAATTGCAACTCTTGCTTTTGAGAATGCAAAACTTGAACAAGCCAAAGAGAGTAGAGTTATAGTTCAAAAACCTGTAACTTTAGCTGAACCACCGGTTCAGACTCGTCAAATAGAAGAGCCAATTAACCCTGATCCTAAAGCAGAAGCTTGGGCATCACGGAATTCTTGGTTTGGTACTGATAAAGCAATGACTTACACTGCTTTTGAATTACATAAGGATCTAACTGAAAAAGAAGGTTATGACCCTAATTCTAATGAATATTATGCGGAAGTTGATAGAAGAATGAGAGTTGACTTTCCACATAAATTTGGTACAAGTAATACCAAGCAAACGGCCGCTCCTGTTCAGACAGTTGCTTCTGCTTCAAGAAGCGTAAAGCCTGGTCGCAAAACTGTGAGACTCACTTCATCACAGGTAGCAATAGCTAGAAAATTAGGAGTGCCACTCGAAGAGTACGCAAAACAATTAAAACACACGAAGGAAGGAGCGTAAATATGGAAAAAGATAAAAATACTTCTCAACGTGCGAATCAAACACGGTCAAAGTCTGAAAGACCAAAAGTGTGGGTTCCACCATCTTCTCTAGATGCACCCCCTGCACCTGATGGATTCAGGTATAGATGGATAAGAGCAGAGAGCGTTGGCTTTCAAGATACTAAAAATATAACTGGACGAATTAGAGAAGGTTATGAATTAGTTAGATCGGAAGAAATCGAAAATGCATCTGATTATCCTACCGTCGAAGACGGGAAATACAAGGGAGTGATTGGGGTAGGTGGCCTTCTACTTGCGAAGGTACCGACAGAAATCGCACAGCAACGTCAAGAGTATATGGCTAACCGTCATAAACAAAGAGACGAAGCAGTTAAACACGATCTTATGAAGGAGCAGGATAGCAGAATGCCGATCAATGTTGAAAGGCAATCTCGTGTAACCTTCGGTGGTACGAAAAAATAATTTTTTCAAATCACTGATTAATATAAACCGTACTGGAGGTCGCTAACGCGGCAGGTACATAAGGAGAAAACAACTATGGCAAATAGAAACACACAAGGTTTTGGTTTGATTGCTGCAGGTGCGCTCGGATCAACTCCAGCCACTTCAGGTCAAGGCAAATACAAAATAGATGCCGGCTATGGAACAACTATATTTCATGGTGGCGCTGTTGCTTCTGCTGCTGGTTATATAATCGAAGGACAAGGAACTGATACTCCTATCCTTGGTGTACTTAATGGAATATTTTACAACGCGGCTTCAACTTTGAAGCCTACGTTTGCAAACCATTATGTAAATGTAACACCGGCAAACTCAGAAGACATCGATGCATTTGTATTCGATAACCCACAACAACAATATGTAGTAGCAACTGATGATGCAGTAGCACAAGCTGGATATTTAGAAACGTATGATATGAATGTATCGGCAGGTAGTACAACTACTGGCCAATCTTCAGCTACACTAGATATCGCAGACACAAGTGCTGATGCAGCTTCATGGAGATTATTAAGATCTGCTGAAGATCCTGAAAACGATGAAAATGCGGCTTTCAGATCTGTAGTAGTAGTTGCTAATCTTATTGAACTACAAAACTAAGCTAGAATAGGAGAATAAATTATGGCTATATCAAGATCACAACTAGTTAAAGAACTAGAGCCAGGTTTGAATGCACTATTCGGCCTGGAATACAAACGTTATGAAAATCAGCATGCTGAAATTTATAGCGAGGAATCATCTGACAGAGCTTTCGAAGAGGAAGTAATGTTAAGTGGTTTCGCAAACGCACAAGTAAAAGGTGAAGGTTCTGGAGTTTCATTTGATGAAGCACAAGAGACTTACACTGCTAGATACACTCACGAGACTGTAGCTTTAGCATTCGCAATCACTGAAGAAGCGATTGAGGATAACTTGTATGATAGACTTGCGTCTAGATATACAAAAGCTTTAGCTAGATCTATGAGTAATGCGAAACAAGTAAAATCAGTAGAACCTTTAATCAATGGTCTTCCTACAACGGATGCTTTTGATTCAGGTGATGGTGTTAGTTTATTTAACACAGCTCACCCAACGGTTGCTGGAAGTTTTGCAAACACACTAGCTACTCAAGCTGACCTTAACGAAACTTCATTGGAGCAGTCTTTAATTGACATCGCTGCAATGACAG